CTAAATCCCAGTCCTATCAAAATGTAGCAAAATATGGAAGAAGATAACATAGATAGATTAAGTGTGGATAAATTTGACGGCACTCCCCACGCCCCCACGCCGGGTGAATTGGAGGCTGCTACGGCGTTATACCTAGAGGCCGCCGCAGAATCCCCAATGCTTTTATTCGAGCCATACGACGAGAACCAGAAGGCAGTTTTATTGAACGAGAAGAACCGCATGGCTGTTCTTGGGCCGAATCGGCAGGGGAAAACGACGATCGGGATGTTCTGGTTTTTATGTCATCTTTCCGGGCAATACCCGGATTACTGGCCTACCCACATGAGGTTTAAACCGCCGATAAGAGCCAGGATTTTGATTGAAGAGTACCGGATTCACGGGGCAGTAATAAACAATAAATTAAAAGAAATGGCAAACTCCGGTTTTATTACTAAAAGGTACAAGAACCCACAAGGTTACGTTGTAGGTTTCGACTGCGCCAACGGGAGTGAAGTTCAAGTTCTAACGCATGAGCAAAGCTCAGATTCTCAGGAGGGGTGGGACGGACAGATAGTGTGGGCGGATGAGCCACCACCGAAAGACCATTTTATAGCATCAGTACGAGGACTAATAGACCATAATGGCCAATACCTAAACACCATGACACCCCTTAAAGAACCCTGGATTTCTGACGAAATATACGAGGAGAACCCCGGCCTTTGGAACGTTATAAGTCTTGGAAGTTACGCCAACCCATACATAGACAAGAAGGCACTAGACGATTTTTTCGCTTCCGTTGACCCCGACCAATTAGAAGCCAGAAAACACGGGCGGTTCGTCCATTTATCCGGCGCAATATACCAACAGTTCTCGAAACAGAAGCATGTAGTCCCCAGCAAAGTTCTTCCTGACCACTGGCCTAGATTCTGCGTTGTTGACCCGCATGACCGCCGCCCATTCGCAATGGGGTGGTACGCCGTCGACCCGATGAACAGACTGTGGGTATATGACGAATACCCAAACTCAATGTTTCATAAAATACTAAGTACCGATTTAAAGACAGCGGATTTTGCAGTAGTCATGAGAACACACGAAGGGAAAGACGTTATTGCGAAGAGGATAATTGATAGGCGCTACGGCGTTCGTCGAAGCGTCGGAAGCGGGAGGTCAATCCAAGAAGAACTGAACCAAGATTTTAACCTATTCTTCAATCAGTCATACGATGACGCTGTCGGAGGAGTTGAAGCCGGACATATCGCAGTGAAACATTATCTCGGCAGCAAAGATCAAGAACCAAGATTATTCATAATGGAGAACTGCGTCAACCATATCTACGCAATGACCCACTATATCTACGACGAGAAAACAGGGAAACCTAGAGAAAGTGCGAAAGATTTTGCGGATATTCTACGTTATATGTGCGCGGATAGACCCGATTACGATACGTGGCAGGACGATTCAAGCCGAAGATCTGACGCTGATGAAACTAAATTTAAAGATGAGGTCGGACGCGGAGAACCTGTAGTTGACCCATCTCAATATGAAACTTCTTTTGACGAATATTAAATAGTATGGTATATCTGTACTACAACGTCCTATAACATTTAAAGGATAACAATAATGAAACATCCTGAGAATTTGAAAGATAACGAAGCTGTAAAAATCACGCAAGAAATTAAAGATAAGATTACTAGTCTTTCACAGGACATAGAGGAAGCAAAGCAACGTAGGGGCGTTTGGGATACACGCCAAGAAGATTACTACCGCAAAAGATTTCAGCTGAGGCGTAAAAGAAATTTTCCCTGGGCAGGCTACCCAAACTACATACTCCCTCTTATTGATTCAGACATTCAGAAAGCAAAGCCAGCGTATATTAACGCTGCGTTCGGGGTTTACCCAATTGTTACTTATGAGCCATTTAATCCTCAAAGCATCCAGGCCGCAAGAAACCGAGAAGCTCTTCTCGATTATCGAATAAAACATAAAATGGATTTCTTTGAGCCATACTGTATCGGTGTTGATAAGGCGTTACAAACTGGATTCGTCGTGTTCAAGATTATATGGAAATTCGCAAGCCGGAAATACTCAGAGACACTGGACATTTCTGATTTACCTCCAGAAGTTCAGGATGCTCTTTACGACGTTATCACCACAGATGCTATGATTAAAAAGATAGCTCAGGAAGAATTCAGCGTTGACATGGATTTTGCTGAGAATGACGAGGCTCTCGATAAAATGGTTTCGGAATTCAGAGAAGGAAAAACAGAATTCAAAATGACGTTCATGGAGAAAGAACATAATAAAGCAGAAGTGATAGCGTGTGACCCAAAAGAAGATATTGTTGTCCCTGCGGATACTCAAAATATTCAGGACGCAAGATTTGTCGATTACCGATTCTACTCCACGATCAACGAACTTAAGATTGCTATGAGAGATGGGAAGTATGAGAAGTTCAGTGACGATGAACTTATGGAGTGGACCGGAAAAGAAACACGGTCAAACCGCCAGGATAAACTCCACCGTGAGGGAATTACGGAATCAGGATTATCGGAAGAATTAGTTTATCTCCACGAAACATGCGTCTGGCATGACATCGATGGAGATGGAATCATGGAGAGGTGCATTGCAACTTGGCCGAATTCAGCACCCGAGAAAGTCTTAAGATTTATTGAGAACCCATACGATCACGGAAGATGGCCGTACGAGCAGGTTGAACGAGAACTTATCGACGTTGGATTTTATTCTGCTAGAGGAATACCGGCTCTTGACGACGATTTTCAGACTGGAATCAGCGCATCATTTAATAATGATTTAGCGAATCAGTTGATCGTTAACACCCCATTTATTAAGTACACTAAGAACGCTGTAACTAATATCCGTAACAGAAAGTTTATTCCTGGTGAGGCCGTTGAGGTTAGAGACATGCAGGGGTACTCCGTTGAGCAGAGTGTCAATGCAAGCCAGGGAACATTCATGGTTACACAACAGCAATTAAAAGCATGGGCGCAGGAGCGTATCGGCAATCAAAGCGCTGGTTTAACAGCCATAAATAACCCAACAGGAAATGGGCAAGGAGGTAAAAAAACGGCAAGAGAGATTGAAGAAATCAGTTCAGTTTCAGGGCAATCTCAAACCTTAGATATTACAACATGGCAGATGCAGATGAAGTGGGTGTACTACCAGATTGATTCTCTATATTTCCAATTCGGGGAAGAAGAGGAGTTTATAATGACAGGGGAAGAACCACAGAAGGTGAGTCGTCGTGATATCCAAGGACGATTCAACATGGTTCCAACTGGTAAACTTGACAATTCTCATCCTGGACTAAGAGCGCAGAAGAGTTTTCAAGTGTTCGAGATGTTTAGAGGCGACCCTGGAGTAAGACAAGACGAACTATACCAAATGGTGATCGGCGATCTTCACGATTCAAAGACGGCTAAAAGACTTCTTATAAGCAAAGAAGAGAGAGCACAGCAGGCTCAAGCACAGATTCAAGCACAAGAACAAGCTAAGCAAAAAGCCGTTGTTGAGGCAGTGGAAATCAAGAGGCTCGGCTCGATGGTTGAGCTAGAGAAAGAACTCGGCATGGCCGAAATTCACGGAAGGAAATTCGCACCAGACCCACAAGAGGAATCTAAATAAAGAGAGGGCTTAAAATATGGCAGATAAAGTTAAAAGGTCATGCTGGTGGGATGTTAAGATTGAGGAACAAAAAGCTAGAATAACCGAGCTTGAGGGAATCGAATCTGAGAAACCTACTCTTGAAAAATCTTTGCTTAACGAGGCGTATGCCCAAGGATATTACGACTGTATGAGTAAATACGGAGTGATGAGTAAACTTCAGAGACGCAGATTGAAGGAACGTATGGAGCTTTACGGTGCCGCTGCGACAACGAAGAGACGAGAAGGGACAGTGATATCGTGAGTGAAAAATACAAAGAGATGTTAGATAGGATGAGTTCTGATGACGCTATCCATATTGGCGATGCCGTTAGTCGAATGTTTAGAGGGGAATTCTGGGGATTGTTTCTTGCTGTGATTTCTCAATTAAAAAGCATGGAACTACAAAACTCAAGATTGCGATCGGAAAGTTCCGACAAGGTGCTAGGCCGTCTTGAGGCATACGAAACAATTATTGCAAATCTTGAAGGTTATGTTAGACAAGCTGATGAATTAAGAGCTCCTAAAGAAGATGACGAGTTGTCTGCGAATGAGCTGGTAACAGAACAAAAAGAACCGCTAAGAGGCGGAGCAGTTTAACTAAATGGAGAATTAAAAATGGCGGTTGGACTTAGAAAAGTTGGAATAAGTAAAGGCTCAAAATCATACGAGGAGAAATACAAGGAAAATCCAAAAAAGGAAGTTCCTAAAGTTGATAATTTGAAAAAGATTATTAAAAGGATTAGTAAATAAAGAGTCTTGGGTCTCTTAAAACCCATGTGCAGTTAAATTAAAGTCAGGCTCCCAAGCCTTAAAATGCGAGGTTCCACAAACCGCCTCCCAAGGCATTAAATGCGTGAAAGGATTTAATTATGCTACAAGACAATAAACAAACAATCGGAGAAAACAAACCAACGGATGAGTCTAAAGCTGTGCTTGATAGTATGGTGGACGATGTTTTGGGCTCTCCCACTGAAGAAAAAACTAAGAAGCTAGCCAAGAAAGTTGAGGAAGTTGAAGAAGAGGAAGAAGCGCCAAAGGAAGGTCTTGAAGAAAAGAATGAGGATGATGAAACACCCGAGGATGAACCTAAGGACAAGGAAGAAGAAATAGATGAGGTAATCCCGGCATCCAAAGCAAAAAAGATTCAAGAGAAAATGCAGAAGCGTATTGATGATTTAACCAGGAAATTATCCGAGAAAGAAGAAGCTGCCCAAAAAAAAGGGGCAACTCAAGAGGATAAACTCGAAGGGTTAAGTATCAAACAGCTTAACGAGCTTAAAGAGAACGTGGATGAATCTATCCTTGATCTTAAAGTTTCTGCGAAAGTTGACGGCGTGGATGTCTCTGAAAAACTCAACGAGTACCGCGAGCTAAAACGAAATATTGATTCCACTGTTAAGAACGCTCCAAACAAATTCAGAAGTAAACAGATCGATAATCTCAATTCTGTTATTGATGATGTGAAGGAGATAGACGCTGACGTGGTTAGCCATAAAGGCAAACTATGGGAAACAGCCACTACCATTTTTTCTAAGATGCCGAGTTTAGCAAGATCAGAAACTGGCATGGCAGAAGCAATGGCAATGGCAGCAGAGTACATTCTTAGCAATAACAGTGTTTCTTCGGGCAGGGAGAAGTTCAAAACTCTAAATCAGACTGTAACAAAGCTGAAGCAAAAGACAAGTCTTGAGTCGAAGAATAAGAGCGTGGACAGTTCGAGCGAGTCATTTAAGAAGTTAAGAAGTAGAGCTATAAACGGGACACTTGATGATAAAGTCGATTTTGTTGCGTCCCTTATTCCAGAGGATTTTCTCACGAATTAAGGAGATTCAAAAATGAGTGCAAGATTAGATACATATAATGTAATAGGAAACAGAGAGGCATTAACGAACACGATCGCCGATTTGTTTGCTGACGAGACTCCGCTGTTTAGCATGGCGAAGAAAACTCGTGCAACTGGCGTTCTTCACGAATGGCAGGAAGACACTCTTGCGTCAGCAAGTAAGGCTGGTGCCGTAGAAGGTGCAACGGTGGTGTACGCAAAAACAGGCGTTCGCACTCGTCTCAAGAACCCGACGCAAATCCGTATTCGGCCTTGGGAAGTAACTTTCACGCAGGAAGCCGTAACTACGGCAGGGATTAAGTCCTCTGTCGCCCGTGAATTGATGAAAGCTATGAAAGCGCTCGCAACGGACTTTGAGAAGATTTTTCAGTCCACTGCGGCAACCACTGATGGTACGTCAGCATCTGGACGTACAGCAAAAGGTCTTTCAAAGGCGATCACAACGAACGTGGTTTCTAAAGCGGGAGTTTCAACGTTCTTGGATGAAGACGATATTGGACGGATTCTCCAAAAGATTTGGAATCAGGGCGGAAACCCTAATGTCCTTTTCTGCGGTGGTCAGTCCAAACGTCAGATTTCTGAGACGTTCAGTGCAAAAACAGGATTCAGTTTCAACATTGACCAAGGAGCACGTAAGATGATTAGTAATATCAATTCTTACGAGGGGTCGTTTGGAACATTATCTGTCATGCCTTCTCGGCAGATTCGTCCTGAAAAAATAAGTATCGTTCAGTCAGACATGCTTCGCGTGCCTGTGCTTCGCGATATTCAGCAGTACAAAGGTGCGCAAACGGCATCATCCTTTAAGGGATGGGTCGAAGGCGAAATGACCTTTGAATGGGGCAATCAAAAAGCTCATGGTAAATACAGTGGTGCAACAACCGCTGGAACCGTAAGCTAATTAAATGTGTGTGGGGGGAGAGTTCTCACTCTCCCCCTAACCACTAAGGAATACATGGAAGTCAAGATGGAAGATGTTGTTGATAGCGTGATTATGAAAGGCGCTGGAAACGTACTATTTGGCGGTGGAAAAATGCGAGGCCCTAATGCTACAGCAGAATTTGTTTATGAAGTTATGATTAACGTTGCTTTAGAGATGACTGATAAACTCCCGCTAATGTTTGAGAATGAACGGATTCATAACGAACAACTGAAGAGTTATTTTATTAATGATGGGAACAAGGGGAAATATACTAATAGTTTTGGCTGGTCGAAAGGTGGGGAGAATAAGTTCTCGTTTTCTGTAAGCCCGACATTTTTCAATTATTTTCAAAGAATAATCGCCCCGTATCTTGGAGGGGAAATAAAAGGGTTCGGGGACGAGAACTCTAAGATTTGGAAACACATTAAGAAATTGATTATGAGTGGAGACAAAGACAAGATTAGAAAACTTCAGGACGGAATAAGAAAGAACATCATCAAGGAATCTAAAAAAAGTGTTAAGGTTACAATGTCCACAGAAAGGACAAATGATGGGGCAGACAATTCGAAAGTTATCATCGAGACAGCTTAAGGATAAAGCGGTTTTTGACAATAGGTTTGTTGTTGAGGCTTGCGAGGATTTTCATTTTCATTATAGAAATCTTAGAATTGTCGTTAGTTATGCGGACTGGCCCCAGTTCGCAAAGGGGTTTTCAGACGCTTACCTCCGTTGGGAGAAGATGGGAAAACCATTCGGCGGCCACACTGAACTATGCAGAAAGACAGTTGCAACAATCCCGAAGGGGAATGGTATCCAGATAAACCTTAACCATAATTTATATTCCCCAAACGCCGGGAAGATATTCTCTAAAGGCGAAGATACTCTAAAAGATAAGGAATACATCCATTTAAAGATCAGGGATTTACGTCTTGAAATGAGTAAGGATGAGTTCGAGATTTTTGCAGAATCTGTGGCTGAAGCTAAGGAGAGTTTGTGCCAAACCCAAGAGTAGTTGTATTTGTTAGTTCCTATAAACGCCCGGAGTACACCGCCGCATGTCTTGTCGCCCTAGAAGAATCACAGAAATACTTTGATAACGTATCATTCTTCTTTATCGACGACGGAAGTAACGACGGGACGTTTGAGCTGTTTAGTAGGTTCCCAAGAAACAAGGTTGTTGTTCGGCACAGTGAAAACAAGGGGTTGCGATTCTCAATAATTGAGTTCTTTGGGGCTATGAAGTTAAGTAAGCCTGACTACATATTCAAGGTTGATAATGACTGTATTGTCCCGGCTAACTGGCTAAATGATTTGCTCAAGATCATGAAAGACCAAGACGTTGACATTCTAAGCCCGAATACGTCAGAGACAAATGCCGCGCATAAGTACGGGTTTATAAATAAGAGAAAGGCCGGGTTCATACCGTCTATGATCGTCGGCGGGCTTTGGTGTATGAAGATAGAAATGATTGAGGGGATTTACTTTGAGCAGGCAGACGTTAAGGGAATTAGGTGTGCGTTCAATCTTATAAACCAGATTACGGCGGAGAAAGAACCGAAGATTGGGTGGACTGATGAAGTCACATATCAAGATGTCGGCTATTTGTCTGGTTCACACCACTGTCACATTAAGTCAAAAGCTCATGCGGAATATTCCGCAGAAGTTGGGCGGCCTGTAAGCTGGACTCCTGAGGATTACCCATGCGAACAGGAATGATATTTAGAATAGATGATGTCACATCAAACACTAATTTTTTCGATCTTAGGGCGATAGTTAAGAAAATTCATGAAATGTTTTATGCGAATGTGTGGGCTTGTATCACTCCTTTTAGCTCGCCATCTCCTGAAGGGGCAGTGTACCCAAACCCGCCATTTAAACTAATGGGGAAGAGCAACTTTTACAATGTTCGCCAATTCTTTGACCCGACACGACAAAAAATTGGCGATGTTACAAAAGTAAGTCATGGGCTTATACACGCTGACCACAGCTCTCTTCAGTTTGACGCACAGGAAATGAGTATTGCGACAAGTTGTAAATTTATTGGTGCAAACACTTTCGTACCTCCATTCAATAAGTGGAACCAGACTACCGAAGCAGTTTGCCGGCAACATAACATCAGGCTTGTAAAAAGCGAAGAAGAAGGATGGAGAAGCCTGGAGCATGAACCGTTCGACCCGTCTCACGACCTTTGGTATTTTCACCCATGGAGATTCGATAAGGAGAGTTTTAGTGACGCACTGTCGTTAAAAAGACCTAATGTACCAGCCTAGCCCGTTCGGTGAGGAGTTCGCAACTGTGCGAGGAGACTGTCCTGTCAGATACTCGTATATTCTCAATTCTTTTTCAGACGAGAATGGGATTGCCAATGTTGACGGGTTAAACATATTAGACTTTGGGTGCGCCGAGGGATATTTCGGACTTTCCTTCTTAAAGGACGGTGCAAAATCATGCACGTTCGTCGATCACGACGAGGGGTGCTTGAAAGTTATTTATGATCTCGCCGTAAAACATGAGTATTCCAGCCAAGTTAAGGTTTACCCAAGTATTAAATTGGGAGAGATTTTTAACGTGGTTTTATGTCTTGACCTTTGGAGTGAGCCAAAAGTTCCACAATTAGAGGACTTCTGTAAAGTGGCAGACATTTTATTTATCTCGACTTCTGGAAATGGGGATTCTAAAAGCCCAAAACTTAAAGCTGAATGTGATCTGTATTACGGTAAAGTCACAAAGGTTCACTGTGGCTATGAAAACAGGGTGATTTACAGATGTGAGGATAATAAATGATATTAGCCGCGCACCAAGCAAATTTTATACCCTGGCTTCCATTCTTCTCTAAGATGGAACAATCAGATGTTTTTATTCTTATGATAAATGTTCAGTTTGAGAAGAACGGTTGGCAGAATCGTTGCCAGGTTAATGGAAATTATTGGACGATGCCTGTTGAGGGAGGGACATTGCCCATTAATCAGAAGAGATACGTCGGTGGTCAGAATCTTGTCATGATTAATACGCAATGGATTAATTCTATGGCGGTTACTCTCGGTATCAACACAGGGAAGATTCGATACGATATCCCAACGAATAAAAATGGGACAGATAGAATTATCGAGTTATGCAAGCATTACAGTTGCGACCAGTATTTGACAAACCCATCAGCCATGGAGAAATACCTCGATGAGAAATCTATGAATGACGAGGGAATTGAAGTAATACACCATAAATTTGAACATAAAATACACGTTTTTGAGGCGTTCGATAAATGGGGAATTGAGAAAACGAGAAGGCTTATAAAAAGAAGGGTTGAAGGAGTGCCGAATTGAAAGACATCAAACAATTCTTTGATTACATGAATGATGTTGATTTTAAGTATGTGGTGCTTCGCAATTGGGAGAATCTTCCCTATAACGTTAAGACTGGCCCTCATTCCGATCTTGATTTACTGCTATACGATCTTAGCCACTGGCTAGAAATATTTCCTGAGGCTGAGAGAGTTTACGAATCCCCAAGAGTCCAGTTTCGTGTTCCTATCGGCGATTCTTACATACAGGTGGACGCTCGCTATATCGGGGATAACTATTACCCAATCCAATTTGAAGAAAATATTATTTCAAGTAGAGAATATAATAAACGGGGTTTTTGGACACCGAACCCGATACATCACCGTCTTGGGTTGGTCTACCACGCATGTCATCACAAAGGAAAGAACACATACAAAAAATATCTTGGCGATCTAAATATTCCAGAAATGTTAGATGCTCTCAAGAAGTCCGAAATTGGGTGGGTCCCGCCAGATGATAAGTCAGTTGGAAGATTTAATTCTTACATTAAGGGGTGTACCGCTATCGTGACTGAGCATGGGGATACCGTTAGTAAATCACAGTACCGTTATAAACAGCATAACCTTATTGATAATGAAGAAATGATTTTAAAACTTCTGGATTCTCCGCGCTTTCCTAAACTTATTGAGAAAAAAGATAATTCGATTATTATTGAGCATTGTGGAGAGATGCTTGGAATTAGAAATCTCCCTAAAGACTGGAAGTCTCAATTGCTAGATATCGTTCATAGTCTTTCTTGTTTTTCAGTTCTCCACAGAGATGTTCGTCTTGATAATTTGATGGTGAAGGATGGTCTTATAAAGCTTGTTGACTTTGGGTGGGCGAGACTAACAACTGAGGAAGATGGGGATTATCCCGACCTTCTTGGGTATCCTAACCGATGTCCTCTTGGTTTTAATGACAACTATTCAATGAACCGGGTTATAAAACAAATTGAGTTTGAACTCGAGGAAAGCGAAGTGACTGTATGATTGAACGAAAGATGAGAATACTTGGTATTAGCCGTGATAAAAAGGCTTGCGACCACTATCGCGTAGACTTGCCGCTCACTCATATAGAAGACCAGGAATTAGCGGACGTTACGAGATTAGCATTTGAGACCTCTCTTGATTCTGACGAGGCGATTCAGGCGGCATTTGAGACTGACATCATCCTTCTTCCGCGTCCAAGTTCTGAAGAGTGGTTTAGTTTCGTAAAGGCCGCTCGTAAAGCCGGAAAGATAGTAGTAGCTGATTATGATGACGACCCGTTTACCTGTTCTCCTCTTAACCCATATTATCGATGGATTGGGATTAAAGAGTGGAGTCACCCTGAGTTCGGGAAAGTATGGACAGACGGGGCAATAGAGAAAGACGGCATTGAGTGGTTCAACATTGAGAAGAATATGAACCGAAGAGACATGGTGAGAGCTGCTTTTAAGAAGAGTGATATGGTTACTTGTACTACCCCGGAACTCCAAGAGGTTTTTAAGAAGATTAACCCGAATACTGTCATTCTCCCGAACTACATCAATATCGATATTTACCCAAGAATTGATATGGTCAAGAAGAAAGTCAGAATTGGCTGGCAGGGCGGAGTATCCCACTATGAGGATTTATATAACTTTAAAGGAGTCTTTGAAGAGATTAGTAAGAGAGATGACGTTGAGATTGTTTATTTCGGTGACACAAGAATGTCAAATATGTTTAAGGACTGTAGAAATATTGAGGTTCAGGATTGGGTAAGCCTCCAAGCGTATCCTTACAAGCTAGCTTGTCTAAACATTGATATTGGAGTGTGTCCATTAGTTGATAACGTTTTTAATAGATGTAAGTCTGCAATTAAGTATTACGAGTATTCCGCGGTTGGGGCGTGTACCGTTGCTTCTGACATGCCGCCTTATTCCAATGCGATAACTAACTATAAAGACGGAATACTTGTCCCTGCCGATAATAAATCTTGGGTGGATGCTTTAGTAGAATTAATTGAGAACCCAAAGAAAAGGTTAGGATTAAGAGAAAATGCATATGATAATATAAGAGAGAACTATACGATTCAAAAAAACGCGCATAAGTGGGTTGATGCGTATAAGGAACTCATAAATAAAGAGTGTGAGTTACAGGTGGCAAAATGAGTTATGCTTTCGGAGATCAGCTTAATTTTTTATCAAGTTTACTGGCGGACAGTAACACAGATTCTGAATCTATGTGGCCTTTAGCACAGCGAAAAACTGAGATCAACCATGCCGAAAAACAGTTTGCAAGGGATAGCCGGATATTAATGGAAAACACTACTGGCACAATTACAAGTTTGACCATTGATGTCCCGTCTGGATGGTTCGAGACTTACGTTCTTTATGTGACTGTAAGTGGGACGAAATACAAAGTTACGGGTAGGAGAGAGATTAGCCCTAACGATTTAGAGCGTTATCAGGACTATGGTGGGGATGTCCCTTATTACTACTTCTGGACATTTTCTGGAGTCAGAAAGATTAAGTTGGTTGGGTCGTCTGCTATCAACGGCGGAGCATACGACTTCTACTATTTCAAGCATCCGACAACAGACCTGGCCGCAACCACAGACGTTTCGATTATTCCAGAGGAGTTCAGGAAAGCGGCTGAATATAAAACGGCATCAGACCTCTTATTACAGATTGGGCAGTACAATCGCTCAGAGTTTTTGTCTAACAAATATAATGAGATGGTTGGGCAGGCATTACTGCTTAGTGAGAGATGGTATAAGAATAGCGAGTTGCCGAGTCCAGATTTTAACTTTGTAGATGGCGACCCAGTGGATAGAATCGGAGTTGGAGAGTAGCCAATGGCAATAACTAATAGATCATCACTTGATACAGGACAAGAGAATGAGATTATTCTCGAAATTCTTTCTTATGCTGGCGGCGAGAACACGCTCAGTGAAGATCATGTGATGGAAGCTAACGAAGCAAGAGTAGTCGAGAATTGGGATGCTGTAAGTATCGGGGGTATGCAGAGAAGTAAAGGATTCAATCTAGTCGCTTCGGGGGCCGGTGCAACAGCGTCTGATCTTGCTCATTTTCATTTTGAGGACAGTACTGCAGCCGGACAGTTTCTTGGAATTATAGGGGGTAATCTTGTTAAGGTGAACGGAGCGGCTGTTACGACAATCACGGCTGGCGTATTTACTTCGGGGATTCTTTCTCATGCAGCCGAAGGTGAAGATGATTCTTGGATTACGAATAGCACAAATAATCTTAGGCGTTATACTATTGCCGGCGGATTGACGACACCTGCCAGTCAACCGTCATCTGCGAAAGAAAGAATATACCGGCATAAGAACAGGCTTATCGCAGAGGGTGGAAGCCCACGTATTCATGGGAGTCGTGTTGGTGTAGGAAACTGGGTGGCGGCGAACGCATGGAGTCTTGCGAATGATGCGTGGAACATAGACATTCCGAATAACTCGAAAGGATGTGCGGTTGGGTTTCCGTCAGGAGACACGATTACTGTTTTTGATAAGTTTCGCGCTTATTTACTTTCAGGGTTCCCAAACACTCGATTCGACCCATTGCCAAATTCTAGAGGGTGCGCGGCTCCTCTTTCAATTGCAGTTGGCGACGAGGGGGTTTACTTCTTATCAGACTACCCAACACTAGACGTTATTCTTTGGGATGGCGTTAAATTTATCCCTATTACTAAACGTATAACCGATTCATTCGTTGAGAAGATCGACCTCAGCAAAAGGGTTTTTGGGGTTTACAGAGATAACAGTTACCATATATTTTATAATGAACTTAACAGCGGTGTTTCCTATCCGAACAGATGGAAGATATTCAGCACTAAAGCAAATTCTGCGAGATGGATGAGCAGGATTGTTAACGCTAATTTATCTGATAATATGGGGTACCCCGCACTTCTAACTAAACAGAATAATGAGCTGTATGCATGGTCAAGCAAAAAGAAAGTTATCTACGATCTTGAGACGGCGGACGACAGTGATGATGGAAATGATACGGACGCTAATTATAAGACGAAAGATTATACGAGTAGAGACTTCTTGTCCTCTGCAGGGGCGAGATCAGTCCCGATTGACGAGGCTTTAATTAAGCTCACGAAAGTAACCATTACGTATTTTGGGACAACGGGAGTTCTTACATTTCAATGGACGGCAGATCGTGGGAGAGTTTCAGGTTCTCAGACATTCGATCTAAGCGCCGGCGGAGATTTAATCAACACAACATTTATTGTTAACACTTCTGAAATTGTTGATGCTAGTTCAATATCAGATAAGAAGATTACAAAATCATTGTCTAATTCGGCGGTTGGCCGTACATTCAATTTTCAATTACTTAACAGTGGAACTAGTACAAGACCGAAGATTAAGAAGATAAAAGTTCACGGCTTGTTAGTTACCGAAGATTAGGGAGAACTACTATGGCTTGGCCGAGTTTACACGCAAGGACAAAAGATTGGGGGACAGAGACTTTAACAGATGCTGACTTAGAGGGCCAACTTGACCTACTATCAACATACATAAATGCCATGATGGATTCGGCAACTGGGCATAAGCATGATGGGACAACTGCTGAGGGGCCAAAGATTTTAACGGCAAACATTGATGATGCGGCAGGGACAGCCGGAGATGTAATATATTCTAACGGGTCTATACTGACGCGCCTTGCTATCGGAGTTGCAACAAAGATTCTTGCGGTTAATGCTGGCGCTACGGCTCCTGAGTGGGTGAGTCTGGCTACTGATGACGTTCCTGACGGTTCTGTGGTTCAGGTTGTAAATTTCCAGACTGGTACAGTATCGACAGGAACGACAACTATTCCGAATGATGACACTATCCCGCAAAATGGGGAGGGTGACCAATACATGACTTTAGCGATTACCCCCAAAAGCGCGACTAACAAATTAAAAATTGATGTTGTTTTGATTCTAGCGAGTACAACTGCCAGCGCTTTGGGCGGTGGTGCTTTATTCCAAGACGCGACGGCTGGTGCTTTGGCTGCATCTTTCGATTGTACGTCATCCTCGGCGAGTCAACCGAGCACTCACTCATTTACGCATTGGATGACTTCGGGGACAGCGTCATCAACAACTTTTAACGTGAGGGCTGGATTCACAGCCGGAACTACCACTTTTAACGGACTTGGTGCAGGCCGAAAATACGGCGGGGCTTTAGCATCCAGCATAACGATCACGGAGATTAAATCGAGTTAATAATGGCAAATTCAAAAGAATCTAAAATGGCAATACGAAGAGAAATTGAGCGTCTTAGCGAACAGCGCAACATTTCTGTTAGGGAAATTACTGTTTCTCAAATTCGCCTTGATAAGTTAAAGGGGCGAAGAGATAAACTAACAGATGCAATTGATAGTTTAAAGGTAGATATTCAGTGACGCAACAGATTGATTTTAGAGTAGACCAGATTAATACGCCTGAAGGTGTTATGACTCTAAATAACATGATTAGGTTTCTTTATTCTAAGATAGTAAATGTTGGAGAGGGCGTTGATGTCAGTGTTGGGTATGGCTCTCCTGAGAGCGTTTTAACAAAAAGGGTTGGGAGTATTTATCTACGCCAGGACGGCGGCGCATCTACCTCTTTTTACGTTAAAGAAAGCGGCGATTTGACGGATACAGGATGGATTGCGAAATGATGGGGCTACTAGAAAGAACTCAAAATATTCTTCATTGTGCTGTATTGTTTTCTCAGGGTGCGGTTAGTAATGAGAAATCCTTCGAGGAATGGTTTAAGATTTGCCGGTACTGCCACGAGAAAGGATTTTTATACGTTGGGTTCGGGAAGAATGACAAGATTGATGTTGCTGTGATTGCTTATAGGGTCAAAAGAATTGAAGATGCAATTGGGGACACGATTCCCGCTAAAGAAGAAGGGAATATTTTGTATGTCCAGTCTTGCGCTTCAATATCAAAAGACAAGCTGAATCTAAGCCGTATGATGCATTGGTATTTAAGAAATAATAGACATATTAAAGAAGTTGCTTTTCATAACAGAAATAACGATTCAGATTTAAGGAGATTCAAACATGGGAAAATCAAGTAAACCAAACTTTCCGTCACCACCTCAGTTCCAGGCTGACCCATTCCTGCAAAGTTCTCAGCAGGGGTTGTCCGATACAGGCCAAGCGTTAAGACAGGGGAAATTCTTAAATCCTAATGACCCAACTGTAGGATTCTTAAATCAGTTAGTAAGTCTTAACCCTGAGGCGACTCGAAGAGGAGTTGAGCTAGCTAGTCGTGACACGATAGAGTTTAGGGATAAAGCACAGCAGGACATTCTTAATCAGCTTGAAGCGAATAATCAATTGACTTCATCTGTTACAGGAAATCGTCTGAGTGATCTTAACCAGGCGTTTAGCTCTGATATCGCGGATATATCAACTAATTTCTATTTAGCTGATGTGGAGAGATCGCTCACGAACGTCAGGGATTTATTCGGGACTGGCTTAAATACTCTTAGTGACGTTGGTGATCGCGGACTACAAAATCAGCAACAAGTAAATACTTTTGCTGAGAATCGTTTTGCGAGCGAGACTGCACTTGAAGCCGAAAGGTTCTCTCGCCAGCAAGAAGGCGAGCGTCAACGGGCATCAGCGTTCGGTCCAGTTTTCGGTCTCTTTGACAGCGGAGCATCAGGATTTAATCAGGGTATTGACACTAACAATAATCGGACCGCAGGAATTGCTGGGATATTCTCAGGAGGACAGGGCCAAAAGCAAACTAGCGGGCAGCCAGACGGCGGACTTTCGAGCCAGAATGACCAAGGGCTAAACCAAAGACTTCTTTTACAGAACAAAAGAAATTCGAGTGCGAATTTCGGAGGTTCAGCATAATGGCGACAGCAGCAGACGTGCTCATGAACTTAATAAATCAAAGGAACGCAAGGGAAGTGGCTGAGAGTGATCGTAGGCAGAAGGCATCCAGCGATCTTGCTTCTCAGGGAATCGAAAGGCGAAAGCTAGATATTCTTCAACATGAATCTGATTTTAAAACGGATGGGACGCTTACGGATAATCTTATTAAGCTAGGAACTATTGCGGCTAATGCAAAATTGACTAATAACGCTCCTTTGTTGCAGGCTGCTCAAAATGCTCAAAATGCTTTGTTAGGTGGCCAGAGTTCGGCGCTTGACCCAAACAAATTTATCAATAACACGGCTCAGGCTATATCTAAGACAGGGTCTAGTGCACAGGCCACTACTCCTGTTCAGGCACAGGCTGCTCCTCCGACTCAGGCTCAAGGCCAGCCCATTCAAACATCGGCTAGTGATCTAAGCCCGTTCCTTAACGAAAGAGACGTTTTTGGCGATCTTACGGAAAGAGCTAAATTAGCGTCTAAGCAAGCTGAGGCTAAAATTCAAGCGAGTAAAGAGGTAGAAACTGCAAGAGAGAAGGAATTTGACAAAGCTGCATTTGGGGCTAAGATGAGTTCTGATAACTTTAAACCTTTTTTTGGTGCTCTTCAAATTGCTATGGCGGAAGTCCAAAAAGATTTGGGTAAAGATGTGACTGATGCAACCATGCTTGGGTTTGGCTTGCGTCAAGTTCTTAAAGCGAAGACAGCCTTTGGATTACTACCTGAAACCAAAGCATTTACAAATGAAATCGAAGCTATGGCGACTCCTCTTGCTAAGAGCGCTGGTGAAGATCGTCTGACTAACGAGGATATTATTAGATTCACAGCATTGCTTCCATCTTTGCTTAACAGCCCTTCAAAAGAAAATGTTGCTAAAATGAGAAACTTAATTAACAGTTGGAAGGTTAAGGGTGGAGATGAAGCCCAAGGGCAAAGAATAGTTGATAACTTCCTAGCGTCTTTTGATGAGGCCGGCGGAATACTTGGTGATGTCGCATCATCAATTCGTTCTTTTGATTCAGACGTTAAGAAAGCGGGTAAAGAAATCGACAAGGCAAAAAAAATAGGGAATTTTAAAGTGAGGGCACTCTAATGAAATTTCAAGTAGAGGCTCCTGACGGAAGTAAGTTTGAATTAGAGGGAGATAAAGAACCTACTGAGAAAGAGCTCGATTCTATATTCACACAAATTAGTTCAGATAAGTCTAGAAGTAATTCTCAGTTTAACATTCAAGGCCCATCTGCTATAGGAACTTCGCTACTTGGCGGAATTGGTGGGCTTAGAGACGAGCTTATTGCTACCGGCAAACAAACTGGGCGTGACTTATCTGGTGTGGCTGAAGTGGGTACTGGTGGTCTAGCCAGAGTTGGTGCAGAAAAACTTGGTTTTGATTTGCCTGAAGGAAGTTTGCCAGGAAAAGTCGCAGGGTTTATTGTCGGCCCAGGAAAACTAATAAGAGCCGCTACCGCTCCGCTCCAAGGCATTAAGTTTGCAGGGCCATTATTAAGGGGGGCAGCAGAAGGAGCTATCAGTGGTTTTATCGCACCAACAAAAAAAGGAGAAGAGCTTAATCTTAAGACTAGACAATCTCAAGCTCTTATTGGAGGAGCTATCGGGGCAGTTGCTGAGCCAATTGTCGGACTTGTCTCAGGCATCACAAAATTCGTTCAATCGACAAACAAGATTAAGGAATTAAATAGGGCTAAGAACCTTATTAAGATCGGCAAGGATACTGAGAGGATTGGAGAGCTTCAGGGAAGAGAAGCAGTGCTCAAAGAGGGCTTGAAGAAAGTCAAGCAAGGTAAAACCCAAATACTTTCAGAACAAAAAGAAATTATAAACTCTCAGCTCAAGGATTTATCTAAACAGTTGAAAGATGAGGCCGAGACTCAAGCGCAGAATATAAAGAAACCTACTCTTGATTATATGAGAAATTTTAGAGATGCGTGGGGAGATAATTTTGATACGTTACTTGAAAACGCTGATGATGTTGGGCTGACAGTCCGTGAACTTAAAGAAATTGAAGAAGATGTATTGGAAGAACTTTTAGAATCTGGTATTGAACTAAAAGGGGACTCTCTTAATTCAATTAGGTCATTTACGAAAAGAGCTGTTAGTGGTGCTACTAAAGAAGTTAAAGCATCCACTCTTCTTGATGCCTCAGGAAATCTGATAAGAAAATCCAGCATTTCATTCGATGAGAACGCTGTTGTGTCAAACCTCAAAGTTGTCCAAGCGAAGAGAGCTGTTAGCCAGTCGCTCTCGTCTGGTGCGAAAGGGCAAGGGCAATTTAGTCCTGATGATTTAGCAGGGATTATATTTAATAAAAAGATCGCTAGTAGATTAGAGCAGAATATAGAGGGATTGTCTGGCCTTAATCACGCGTATAAATTATTCTCTGACTTAGCAAAGTTTGTGTTTAAGCGGTTAACTCCAAGATCGAGTGGATTTGAAGTGTCGCAAGGAGCTAATCTTATTAAGAGAATCGCTACAGGAAAAGCGACTAAAGGGGAAATTTTGGCGGTTAAAGAAATTGAGAAGGCTACAGGAATAAAGTTTACTGGAAAAGCATCGAGTATAGCAGATGAGATGAACGCTCTTAGATCAGCACCAACGGCAAAGAGAAACTCCGCGATAATTAGAATAGAAAGCAAGATTGCAAAACTTAATCAGGAGAAGAGAAGGCTAGGAGCAGGTAATAAGAAGAAGAGTTTAAAGCTTGACAGGGAAATTCAAGATCTGAATGATATTAAGGCGAGTGTCCCAATTGGGCATTTAGCTCAGAGATTCGCTGGCGGCGCTGCTCTTGCGGCG